GTAATTTGGAACCGATAAAGTGTTCCGGGGATGTAATCATACGGCAGCGGCCCAAGAGTAGTCGCGCCGTACGATTGATATTGTAGATACCCGTCAGTCACTACGTAGTTGGTAACAGATGCCACGTTATACGTAGGAGCCGTCCAATTCAACGTGATGTCAATTTTTTGCGTGGTATATCCCGGAGGGGTATATGGCGCACTAGCGACATACCATCCATTAAGTGGTTGAGAAGGGCGATTGACGTTAATGCCGTTAATTTGAGGAGTTACATTAAGCGTATAAACAGAACCCGGATTACTCCCACCATCAACCGCATAAATAGAAATTGACGTTACGTTAGCAACAGCCAATCCCCCGACAACTGTAGATAGCCCATTCACTATGGTCACAGGACCACTAAGAATAGATATCTCGTAATGATTTATGGTGCCATTGTCAGTGCCGGGGTCTGATGGTGGAATCCACCCAATAGTCACGTCAACAACTTGCTGTGCCCCAATAAAGTACGGAACACCACAAGTCCAATAGACTGATCTAGGAAATGTTGGCACTGCATATTGATCAGCGCTAGGATCTCCCGGCAGTTGAGCAAACGCGCCAGTCAAAGTTATAGGATTGCTTTGCGCTCCGATGGAACTTACCGCAGACAGACTAATCGTGTTGTAACTATACCCAGAAGATTGAAATACTTGGTATTCAGGAGTCGTATTAAGTTGCTGCGTAACACCAAGTGCGTTGTTCTCGTTTGTAAATACATAGTTGTATTGACCGGTTCCACTAGCAGATGGTACTAAATCAAATGACGTTCCGTTGATAACAAGTTTGTATCCAATCACCGTAGGATCCGGCGAAGCGCCAAACCCAATAGACGGTTGATACACGGAAATATTGTAGCCGTCGTATCCGGGGCTAGAGCCGCCAAACAAAAGAAAGGTTGGCGGGGAAATATAGATAGAAGCCACAGTTACAGTACCGATGCTCACCGTAGCAGACAGGTCGTTAATGATATTAGGGAGATTGAGCGGATTGCTATTACCCACCGGATTCCATCCCCATTGAATAACTCGACTACCGCCGTCACCGCCGATCAATGGTCCAGCAGTATAATAACTCACGTCAGGACGCGGCTCGCGCACGGCTTGCGGATCGTTTACCGGATACAGACCCAACTGCAATTGCGGTTGATCAGGCTCCCAACACGTCTGACATACTTTGATGCTGACGTTCTTGGTCTTGATCACAAGGTTCTTGAGTTCCGATAACTTGTAACGGAACCCACAGCGGTCGCATTCCGCTATTGCATGTTTACCAGATGAAAAACGACTAGGCATCGTTATCTCAGAAAGGTTTCACGCGGAACAAAACGTATCGCGGCTTTCTCACGGTCTTCATCCGCTGCCCGCTGCCAATCTTCGTCGTACATTGCTTTGAGCATCGCCGTGCGATCCATTGCGCCGGGGATCTTCATTGATAACATAAACGCAAGACCAGATATCATCGCGGGCCAGAACCGGAACGACATGTCTTGGATATTAATACCAGTGCCAGCGTCTTGAATACGTCGCAGCCGTGTCGCCACAAACGTGTACGTCGTGGACGTATCAGGCGTAGGCCACACAGTGATCGTAGGTTGATACGTTGTCGTACTACCCAACGCATCTGTCTGTCCGCTCAACCGATTGATCCAAACCTGAATCGGACGCCCTGTGGCGTTCTTATTCGGGATCATTAAATAGGTCGAACTGGAAATGCGGGTGATATTGATGTCCTGCTGATTCGTATCAGACCCTGTACGGATCACATGGTCAAGCAGGTCCACCGTATCTGATGGGATTGTGTATGTCGCCACGCCGGGAGTCAGCACCTGCTGATACGACAGATCCATCGTCCATAGATTGATACCGCGATTGGCCCAATCCATGAACAACAGGTTCAAACTACGCGCCGCCGTACGGAAGTCGTAGCCTGAACGAATCTCTGCCCCACAACGCTCAAACGCTTCCTCAACGATCTCGTTGAGTACTGGGTTAAAGTTTGTAGTGCCTGACAGTACTGGAGCAGCCATTTAGCAATTCCATGCCCGAAGCGACTTGTTGATCCGACTATTCGGATCACCCGCCGTCTTCTTGCTTGTGAGTTTACGCTTCATGCCCTTCATACGCGCACAGAACGAATTCCTACGAGACCCGCCCTCGGGCTGTGGAGCCTTCAGGTGCGCCCCGTGTGCCTTGTTGTAAGAGGCTCGACCCTTGGCGTTTAGACCGCCGTTTGGGTTCTTACCTTCCTTACGAGACCAAGCCAGACCGCCCTTCGCCATTCTTCCGCCTGAACAAGCCTCCACGGGGGCACGGGATGATCTCCTAGCAATGAGGGTTGGAGACTTGCTAGGGTCGATACACCCCATGCCCCGTGAAGGCTTCATCACTTACTTCCCGTGGAAGTGGTGACGCACATGCTCCTGATGGGGCTTGTGCGACTCAACGTGACCACCATGCTTGTGATGATGCACATGCGGAGTCATATGCTCCGGGTGGTGCTTCGGCTCATGGTGCTTCGGGTGGTGGACGTGACCGCCGTGGGCGTGATGTTTCGTGTGGTGCTTGCTGTGCATGTTGATCTCCTTAATTAAACCATTTTACAAGACGTGTGGCCCTTGGACGCAATGCCATCAGCGCGACGCGACGGATGCGAGCCAACGTGACCGCCGTGAGCCATTTTAACCTGTTTACCGCGAGTATGACCACGCTGCGCAACGCCATCTTCCTTCCGGGGTTTGCTGTGCGCCTCATGGACCTTGCGCGTCATGTGTGGACCCGACTCCGGTTCCTTCTTCACATGACCGCCCTTGGCATAGTGGTGATGGTGATGAATCTGATGACCGTGACCGTGATGGGCATTATGGTGCATGACGTGACCGCCCTTCTTCGCCGCCATCGTCGGCATCGGTGAACCTCCCGGAGGGCCGTTAGGGCCACCGCCCATACCGCCCAACGAACTTGCAAGCGCGCCCGGAAGTCCCGGCATATCTGCGTCGGGAGTTGCTTGCGCCATACGCGGAGCCTTGACTCTCCTGCCTTTCTTCATGTGCTGAACGTGACCGCCCTTCTTCATGGCAAAGCCCTTACGCGGCATCTCGTCCTTCGGCGTCGCCGCCTTGGTGACTTTACGCCCGTGGCCCTCGCCCTTACCCATACCGAAACCCTTGAGTTTGGTATCGCCTTCTGAGGTGTGCTTGCCGTGCGGAGGCTTGCGACCACCTTTCGACTCAGCCATCGCAAAACCCTTATGCGGGGTTTCGATCTTGCCGCCCTTCTTGTAGCCCATAGCCGTATGCTCCGCCTTTTCATGCTCCATGATTTCCTTCGGCGCATGACCGCGCTTCAGGGCCTTCATTTCTTCATGGGCAATCGACTTCGTTTCCTTAGCCTTGCCCTCTAGTTCATTTGCGTGTTTCACATGACCGCCTTTTTTCATGCCGGAAGTAGGTGGGTTGAGTTTACGGGCACGCCACATGGCGAAGTCCGAATCCCGTTGGGCGTCCTGTCGCCCTGCCGCCGCTTTACGGTCTGGCATACCCAACGCACCAAAAATATCTGTTTTGCTGCGGTAATCTGATTCATTGGCGTCTTGAAGAGCCTTTAGTTTCTTTGCTGCATCCGCTTTAGCGGATTCAGCAGTGCCACCGTCAGCAAATTTTTTGCGTTTCATCTTGTCTGCCTCGTGGAAATGCTTACCCACTTTTTGAGGAATGCCCGCCTTTTTAGCAAAGCCGGGGTTATGTGCAACAGCCTCCATAAAGTTGTGCTGTTTTTTACTCACGCTCGGCATCGCGGGCCTCCCGGTATCTGCGGAAGGTCATGGTGTCGATGAAGTCCTGATTGGTCATCGGACGCCCTGTCATGTTTTTGACAGTCTCCGATTCCCAAATCCGGATCAAGTACCAAACGATGACCAAAAGAGTCGAAACTGTTGGTAACAGTTGCAACCATGCTCCGCCAACGACCGCTGCAAAGGCGATATCAAGACCGTGTTTAAGTGCATCGTTGTGATCGTTCATGACGTACCCCAAGGTGGGAATACCGGCACGGATTCCGGATTGTTTTGCGCAGTAATACTGGCGTTAATTTCTGCCAGAATCAATGGATCTTGCGAATAGTCTGGGAACCAACTAAGGACTTGCACCTCAGTCAAGTTCGGATACTCCGTAAAATCCTGCGCATTTGGCGGACCCAGCGGCTCTGCACGAGTGCATTGAGCCGTAGCCCCCGTATCCGGGTCCGTACCCACCACCTGCCATGTAGCCGTTGTAACGACATTCGGCAGCCCGTCCAAGGACGGGACTGTCGTCATGCCAACTACGTTATATGTCGTAGTAATAGCCATTACGACATCGCTTCTGCATGTTTTATAGTGTTGTTATTGTCATTCACGTTGTAATCGCCTGAAGTTGTGTGTTAGTCAAAGCGTAGTTGTAGTAACTGAACGAGCGGAGATGGCCCGACATACCTTGAACAAATGCAGTAGTAAGCGCCCCTAATACAAGCGTTGTTGTGCCGCTTCCAGTAAAGTCATTGGTTGTTCCAGTTATTGGTGTTACGCCGTTAAGCGTTACAGCCATGTTTACGCCTTGATAAGTTGACGCTGCTTTATACGGAACGTTTGCTGTAATAGATCCAGTTACAGATATGCTTGTAGTGTTGCCGCCAGTTCCAATACTTGATCCTGAGTTACGCAACAAAAAACCGTTACCTGTGCCATATACTGCACCCGCGCTAAACGCACAAATTGTTTGATTAGTTCCTCCGGGTAAAAGATTATCCGCTTGTGCAACAAACGTACCTGCCGAAGCATTAAACCAAGGGATGCTTGTGATGCGCAAATTATCAAAGTTCCTAGTCACCGTCGCGCTAGTAGTCGGGATGTAGGAGGTGGCAAAAGCACCTACCTCTTGCTGCGCTCCCCATGCGTATACCGTTGTGGTTAACGAATTTGTTTCAGTGCGACTTGAAGATGTTGTAGTAACAAGAGCAACGCCAACGGCTATTGCAGTTGTTGATGTTGTAAAGACGGTGCAACGAAACCATCCATTGCCGACGTTTGCAATACTGGCGGTTGTTCCTGTTCCCGCTATACCGCCAACCGCTCCATTTAGTAAGTCAAAATTTACATACGGATTAACATCTAGATTAAAAAATACTTGCACCCATTGATTGCTGCCGTATTTCAAATAAACAGTTGACGTTATACCTGAAGCACCTGCGGTTCCTATGCTGGCAGAAGAATTAACGTAGTGACTTGAAACGCCTGTACCTGTCAGCAGCGTTGCCGTATTTGTGCCGTCCGGTGCAGTACCAGATGTCTGAGTAGCAGTTAAGCCGTTTGGCCCCCAACCGGTTGCGCCGATCTGTTGCGAATACTGAACGTAATTCGTCCGCGTTTCCTCGATCAGCAGCCCTCTAGGGGCGCAGACGGTTTGCGCGGTAGACGTTGTGGCTATGTACGGTAGGGCGGTGGAGCCGACGTTTACTTGAGCGCCCCAAAAAAACGCCGCACCACCACTAACGGCAAATTCTATTCTGAATCCCGTTTGGGCACCCGTAGTTGTCCCGGTGCAATTAATTCTTTGCCAATCACTAGTTGCACTTGCAGTTACCTGCCCGCGAATAGTGTCCGTTTGCTTGTCTTTAACAGCCAAAATAACTGACGGCGCTCCAGATGATATTCGTATCCAAATTGAAGCCGTGTAAGTATTGTTATTTAATGCTGTCTGGTTTTCTTGAAAAAAACGACCCGCACCTGCCCAAAACATGGCGCTTGATGTGCCGTCTGGAGCAATTCCAACATTTAATGAATAACCCGTTGGAAGACCGGCTGTCCAAAGACCTATATAAACTGCGTCAAAATTAGATGAAAGTGATAAATTCTGCTGCAACACATTACCGGGATCGTAGTCAAACCGGGGGCCGTAGACAGCAGCGCTCGTAGTAGGCGTGTAGGTGGTTGCGTTGGGACTTTGTTCTAATTGAGCGCCGTAGAGATAAACGCCACTTGTGCCGTTGCCGGTATAAGCATTTGCTCCTTGCCCTGTTGCCAAAAACAAACCCGGACTAGCCGTTGTTGAGGTGCTAGTCGCCGTAACCAAGCAACGAAACCAACCATTGCCAACGCTTTGAATTGAGGCTGAAGTTACGCCTACTGCAAGAGTGCCAACCACGCCGTTCCCAATGTCAAAATACTGCGCGCTTCCTAAAAAGCCACCTGAAATGTCCCCTTGAATTGCAATCCAAGTTCTTCCATTTGCTTTTGCGTAAAATGATGTGGTGTATGCGGTGGCATTTGTAATTGTACTTGACGATCCTTGTAAAAAATGACTGCTAGTGACCGTTGAATCTTCCGTTACAAGGTACGCATTGGTTGTGCCATCAGGTGACACACCAGCATTTTGAGTAGCCGTGCCGCGAGTTACAGTCCAGCCAGATACAAATCCGCTCTGAAAGCACAGGTTGCTTGGCGCATACGCTACCAAGCCGCTCTGGTTGTACAGCGTACCAATAGTCCCACGACTAAACGTTGATCCCGTAGGGAGCGATCCACCAATAAAATTAGCGGCAAAAGCAGGGAGTCCCGCAGGACTCCCGCCTCTTGGTAGACCGAAGCCAAGGCCGAAGGTCATGACGGTTCCTAGTAGATTGCTACGAGGTTGGTCGCGGTCGTACCCGACGAGAAGACCTTCACGACCTGTACGGGAATTATCGTTCCCGCATTGAGGCCATAGAAGGTCACCGTGTCGTTCTGAGCCGTCAGTACGTTGACGTTACCCGCGCCACCTACGTAGATCACGGAGGTCTTGGCGAGAGTGTTGTCACTTACCGTGCTAACGGCTACCGCACCGCCCGGATACTGCGGGAACGTAGGACTCGGATGAGTTTGGTTACCCATGTTAGTATCCTATTAGTACGTAGCAACTGGCGGATTAGCAATTGGGCTAGTTGGCGTCTGCTGGTACCACGAACCATCCGGATTGCGAAGGACGTAGTTGAACGCCAAAGCAAACGAACCCGCAGTAATAGCCGGGGTCGTACCACCCGTGAACGTGTATACCAACTGCAACATCGCATCCGACGTACCCGTGTTCTGAATCATCGCCAACGGCGTAGCCGACGAGGTATACACAATCGGAGCCGTTTGAGTCGTAGCGCCGGTCGTAGCACTACCTGAGTTGCTCGTAGCGTAAATACCAATGGTCGGCAAGTTAGCAGCGACAAGGTTAATCGTCGCAATGGTTTGCGCCGTCGCGTACGTCGTACCCGGAGCGCCAATCAAGTTGACACTAATAGTAAGCGCTGTCGGGGAACCACTAAACGTAAACACCTTGGTGCAAACAAAGTCAATGTTGTCGATGTATGAACCCGCCGGGAACACAATAGGGTAGTTGACGCCCTGCACTGTGTTTACTGGATACGATGTGTACGGGAACGAAGCCGCAGGAATTGCGGTATTTAACAGCGAACTTTCCGCAACGGTGATGAACTGGAAGCAGTCCTGTGGGCCGGTGTTGCGGTAGCCGCCGACGTTACTGCCCGACGTACCAAGGTTGAGGAACGATGGCGAAGGCGTGTTTGACGTAACATAGTTAGGATTGTTGTTCTTAACAGTGCCGCTCAGAAGCGGGCCGAGAAAAGTACGAAGACTCATTTTCTAATCCTTACCCCTTGCAGGGGGAAATTCGTTTAGTGGTTTCTGCAAATCCCGCTAGGCCGGTCCACCAAACTAAAATCCTAGAAAGGGGGGTCCGAAGACCCCCCAGATCATCTTAGGCTACGCCGAACGCGCCGAGCGGATCCGACCAACCGAACGAGTAACGCTCACGGCTCTTATACCGTACGTTGCCCGTGTCGAAGTCGCCGTCCATGCTGTTCTGGAGAGCCACACGCTCAAACATCTTCAGGCCGTTCGGAACGTCCGTGAGAATGTAATAGCCGTGGGTGTCGGTCAAGAAGTGGTTCACTTTGAACCCTTCGCTGATCGTGCCCATCGACTTCAGAGCGTTGATGTCGTTGTCAGTCGTACCGACACGGAGTTCCGTGTCGAGAAGACGCTTGGCGACGAACATCTGGTTTGGCGGCACCACCAACTTGCGAGGCTTCGCAGCGATCAACAGACCACGCTCGTCGGTCCAAGCCGCGATCTGAATGGTAGCCGCTTCAAGCGACGTTTCATTCAGGTCTGGGCTAGTCGAGAAGGTGTTGCTGTTGGTCGCGCCGCTGACAAGCGGATGCGCCGTCGAGAACAAGGGGACGCCATCACCACCGGCAAACGCGGCGCTGAAGCCGTTGTTGATAACAGCCGCCGCCTTGTACTGCTTGGTGTACGCCATAGCACGAGCGAGTGCTTTGGTGTAACGCTTCGACAGTGAGTCGTACAGGTTATCTTCAATCGCTTCTTCCGTGATGGAGAAGCCCAGAGCGATGGTCTCGTGGTTGTAACGAGCGGTCCATGCTTCCTGCGCATTGTCGTACGCAATCGCCTGACCTTCGTTCTTGACCGGAGCCGCGTTGAAGCCAGAGAGTTTCGTCTCTTCTTCAAACGAACGCTCAGAGGTCTCGACCTCAAACAGTTCTTTATGTTCTTCACCGTAAGAAGCGTACTCAAGACCGAACAACGCGTTCAGGCCGGGAAGCAGTTCCTTAAGGAGTTGTGCGCGTGAAATTGCCATTTTTAATTACTCCTTAGAAGCCAGCTGACAGCAGGTAAGCGTGGTAGCCGAAGTTCCAGCCCACGATCACCTCTGGATAACCAAGATAGGTCACATTGACCGCCGTACTAGCATTGATCGACACTGCCGTCGAGACAGTGATCGTCGTCGTGCCGTTGTTGGTCAACACCGTATTGTAGTTACCCGGCGCAGCGCCAGTAACGTACGCGCCCGTCGCCGCGATCTGCGCGATGAACTGCATACCCGGCTGGATAGCCGCGTTGGCAGCACCGAGCGTGACCGTAGCCGTTGAGCTACCGGTACCTGTCGCCGTACCCGACACCGTGACCGCCGTATCAGGAACAACCTGAATGACGCGGAACGGACAAGACGACACGGTGCGGGTCGAACCCGCGATACCCGAGGCCGCGATGGCACCGGAGACGCCCATCAGCGAGTCACCCGTACCAGTGCTTTGACCGGTCGCAGCCGAGACGAGGTTGACGTTGGAACCCACGAACTGCGGGTTCATATACCCGATGGTCGTCGTGGTGTTCGACAGCGTGGTAATCGGCTGAGCGAGGACCGCCGTACGGAAGTACGCATTCGGATCGTCAACCACGTAACCGACGGCATCGTTCGCGACCGTACCGCCGAGCCAGTACTGATAGCGGTTCTTACCGTAGATCGGACCGCCGACTGACGAGTACTCGCAGCCGACGAAGATGCCGAGGCCAAGACCCGCCGAGGCCGAAGCCGAAGCAGTGCCGTAGGTCGTGGTCGCCAGTGCACCGGTCGCACTGCCGAGACCAACTACGTCACCATTCCACAGGCTGTTGGCGTAGGCGTTTGTGATCGGGAACATACGGGTCGAACCCGAGTAGACCCGACCTCCCGCGAGGTTGTACGGCTTTAGCCCGTAGGGGGATGAGACAGTTGGATAAGCCATTAAAGACTCCTAAAAGTTATTTGCCACGTCCAAAAGAGATCTGCGATTTCTTTTCAGCGAACATATCCATGTTCGACCGCTTATCTTTTTGAGACAACATATTGTTATCAACAGCCTCCAATTGACGCTGTGCTAAGTCTTGGAAGTATTTCCGCCGAGACTCAACAAGTTCTTCTGGGGCTTTGCAAAGCAATAGACCGCCAATCTCCACACCATCCGGATACCGGCTGTTGGGATTGTTGTCACGCTGGTGCATGATTTCCGGAACATCAGCAGCCTTCACAGGCTCCCAACCTTCGCGGAACATCGTAGAGACATTAGTCGGATCATTCTGACCCATCACGCTTGTACGGATGTACTTAAAAGACCATCCGGGAACGGGGTTGGGGTCAGGGAGAATCGACGCAGGACTCCAAGTCATTTTTCGCTTGGATGCTTCACGATTTTCCAGTTCACGAGTCAGACGATTCTCAGCCATTGTTGTTCTCCAGTTTCAAAACTTCACGGGCATACGCTTCCGGACTAATTCCCAATCGTTTAGCAATTGCAGCCTGAGAGGCTGTGATTCGGATTTGTCGAGGCGCAGTAGACCGTGTAGCAGAGGCCACAACAGTGCTGTTCATTTTGCGCGTGGGCCGTTCAGGCTCATCGTTGTCTTGCGCCTCACCGAAGTTTTCGGGGAAGCGTTTCTTCATCGTCCTATCAACTCGTGCGTAGTAGTCGTCGCTTGTCGGATCGACTCCCTCACGGACCAATTTCTCATGCAGACCCAGAGCGAGGGCGGTCATCTCCTCGTCTTTCCCGAACCACCTATTTTTGTCGCGCCATGCTTCGGCTTTTTGGTCCGGGCGGGGTGCGGATGGATTCTGGAACTGATTCTGTTGATGGTGTTGTACACCATTTTCTTCGTCAGGTAAAGAAGGTCTAAATGACGCAACTTCACGCAGTTTGAGTTTTGCGTCCGTCAGTTTGTCCTGTGCGTCCGCAATACTTTCGGCATCTCCACTTTCATACGCCGTCTTGAGTGCTGACTTAGCAGCCATCATCTCGGTGGTTGCAGCGGCAGTAGTCTCCTTAGCAAAGATCTTTTCACCCGTGCTAAGTCGTTGTTTTAACTGCTTATTTTCCTCATAAGCCTGTTGAGCAAAACGAAGAGCCTCCTCTCGCTCCCGAGAAGCGGTTTCTTTGGCCCGACGCTCGTCGTGCCAGACTTTCTTCATCTGCTTGATGCGGGTCTGGACCTTCTCCGAATATTCTTCTAGATCATCCCTTTCCAGATCCTTGACGAGTTCCTCCGGCAGAGGCGTCTTATTACGGTCCTCCGCAGGACTATCGTCCTCAATTTCGACCCTAAACTCTTCGTTTTTCTCAGCCATGATCACTCCTTAACCTGCGCGACCGATGCCACGGGGATCCTCAACGGTCCCGTCAACACTGTCGTCGTTGATAATTCTCCACTCTGTGCCGTGGATCTTGATGCGGGTACCGCTGTAAGCCCGGACGACCACGAAGTCGCCGACCTTACACCACGGACCCGATGGGAAACGTGTCGGATCTTTGTAGGCATCGGGGCCGATCTTGGCGACAAAAAGCACGATTGTGGTCTGTTCTTCGACCTTAACGGCTTCTGAAGACTTGATGATTCCCGACTCGCCAAACTCTTCCTCGACCTTGGGCACCATGCACAGCAATTTGAACCCTGACGGGTCCGGTAATTGCTTTGCCTTGCGCTCTACCTCAGTCAATGTCTTATCGACATTAATGTCACTCATCGTCTTGCAACTCCTCATCGTTTGCGACCCTTCGGGCCGTTTGTTTGATCAACTCAATCGCATAATCAAACCCTTGAATAAGACCGAGTGAACGGTAGTATTCCTGCTCAAATGACACGCCTTTTAAGATGTGCCCTATGATTCGTTCGCGCTGCTGTTGAAGTTTCTTGGTGAGAAACTCTGCTGCGGTATCTGTCTGCATTTGCTACCCCTTAATCATCTGAATCGTCATCGTCTTCACCTGACTCATCCTCTTCATACTTTTCAGACTTAACCTCGCCACCCTTCGCCATATTCTTAATTTCATCGCGACGGATGTCGTGTTCGTCCAACTTGTGCGCTACATCGGCTTGGTGTTCAGCCTTTCTATGCGCCATATCTACACCGAGTTTGGCTCCTTCCAATTCGTGCTTGGACTGCTCCAACTGATTTTGATCGGCTTTGTGTGCCGTATCTGAAATGTGCGTGCGCTTCTTGTGCGCGATATCTACGCCCAGTTTGGCCCCGCCCAACTCGTGCGTGATCTGCAACTCCAACTGCTTTAACTTCAACTCGTCTGCGCGACCTGCGGCGTCCATCACGTCTTTCTTGGCTTTGCGCTGCTGCTCGGCTTGCTGCAACTGCGTTTGTGACTGCGCTTGCTGTGCCTTGATCTGCAACTCCTGCTGCGCCACCTGCAACTCGCCCTGAGCCATCTGCTGCTTGATCTGGACCTCCTGCTGCTTGATCTGCAACTCCATCTGCTGCATCTGGATGAGTGGGTCCTGCATCTGCTGCTGCGCTTGCTGCTGTGCCGCTTGCTGCTGATTGTTCTGCAACAACTGCTGTGCGGCTTGAGAAACAAGGGCAGACAACTGCACCTCGATCTCCGGGCTAAGGTAGCCCGTGTCGTTGTCGAGGTCCGGCGGAGGTGGCAGTGACGATCCCAACTGCTTCTCAATCTCCTGCCGATACTTGAACGCCACATGCTCCATCAAGTGAGCAGCGCCCGCCGCCGCAATCTGCTGCGCTTGTGGATTCTGACCAATCACCTGCATCATCAGCGGGTCGTGCATCGCCGCCATGTGTGCTTGGATATGTGCTTCATGATTCTGGTAGATGAACGCCTTCACAGGGTTGCCTACCATAATGAACATGTTCTCGCTGATCGGATCGACCGGCTGCATGTCGTCCTTCATCGGGACAAGTTTGTCTGCGTTCTTGACCCCGAGGGTCTCAATCATCTGCCGGTGAAGAAGCGGCAGATTGTAGATTTGAGGCGCGCTTTGAGCGAGTTGTAGTACCGCTTGATATTGAACCACCCTCTGCGCCATTGTCGAGGCGTTAGGATCAGATACAGGT